CTCATCCTTCACCGCAAGATTTTTCAGCGCGTCGTATATCTCCGCCAGCGCAGCCTGCTCTTCCCGTTGATGCTGCCAGAGCCCCAATCGCGCCTCATATTCCGCTAAAACCGCCTCGCCCCGTCGTATCGTGTCATAGGCCGCTTGTCGTGAAATGCCTAACGCATCACCGATCTCCGACAAAGACAAATCTTCAAAAAGATACATCGTCAGACAATGCCGCTGCTTCTCCGTCAATAATGCGCCGTAGAGATCAAACAGCGCCGAATGATAAAGACGCATTTCCATCATGTTTCTCACCGGCTCTCTATCTCCATCGGGATTGCCTCCCCTGGCACAAAAGTTATTATAGCGAAAAGGGGTTCTCCTGTCAAGGTTTTCCCCTTGGCAACCCACAAAGGGTATATTATATTTTTCCCGCTGACCCTCACTTTTATTCACTTTTATATACCGCAACATAACAAAAGAAAAAAATTTCATATCTTGCTATTTTCTGCTTTCCATGCTATAATGATCACAGTAAAAGGAGGTGGCACCTATCGAAGAACAGTTAGAGGCCACGACCCTGACGAACTGACTGAGCGGTGCAGTGATGAAAAAAGTGTCGGGCGGCAACGGTGACGATACCCGTACCGCAGGCAAAAAAGGCACGGCAGCAGCCACGTTTCGGTTATGGCATTTCGTCAGCAGGCAGCCAAGAAGATGGATGCCAAAAAGGAACCCGGTTCCTTCGCGAGACTCCCGATCGTCGGGAAGCGAAGACGGCAGAACGGAACTGCCGGTAATGGCTTAGCTGGCCAGAATGGATGCGCGGCTCGCTCGAGAGGGCTGCGTAGAAAAATGAATAATGGTTCCACAATTAGGAGAGCGGCTCATGCGCGTGTGAGCCGCTCTTACTTATGCGTCTAAACTTTGGGTGCGATAAACCTCCTCAGGCAGTATAAGCAACCGAGCCAATGCCTTTGTCTTCCCCCTTAACTCGCCTCATACGCACGTACCCGAAGAGTCAGGCCCCGCGCTTCACATATCGCTCGGCAAGCCGCGATCTCTTCGGTATCTTGAAGCCGAACGGCTATCGGCAGTTCAACACGGCGTATGTTGAGATTCCCAAGAAGCAAGGAAAATCAGAGCTCGCGGCCGCTGTCGCACTGCTCCTTTGCTGTGGAGACGGTGAGGAACGTGCCGAGGTGTACGGATGCGCCGCCGACCGTCAACAGGCGAGCATCGTCTTTGAGGTCGCAGCAGACATGGTGCGGATGTGTCCCGCACTCAGCAAGCGAGTAAAGATCCTCGCCTCCCAGAAGCGCATGGTGTATTTGCCGACGAACAGCTTCTATCAGGTGCTTTCGGCAGAAGCCTATTCAAAGCACGGCTTCAACATTCACGGCGTTGTATTCGACGAACTGCACACGCAGCCGAATCGCAAGCTCTTTGACGTTATGACGAAGGGCTCGGGCGATGCACGAATGCAGCCACTCTACTTCCTCATTACGACGGCGGGGACGGATACGCAGTCCATCTGCTACGAGACGCACCAGAAAGCGAAGGACATTCTGGAAGGGCGAAAGTTCGACCCGACCTTCTATCCCGTGATCTACGGAGCGAAGGAGGATGAGGACTGGACAGACCCCGAGGTCTGGAAACGGTCGAATCCGTCCCTCGGCATTACAGTTGGCATCGACAAGGTACAGGCGGCGTGTGACTCTGCACGGCAGAATCCCGCCGAGGAGAACAGCTTCCGACAGCTTCGTCTGAACCAGTGGGTGAAGCAGTCCGTGCGGTGGATGCCGATGGATAAATGGGATGCCTGTGCCGCCCCTGTGGATGCAGAGGCATTGGAAGGGCGTGTCTGCTACGGCGGTCTTGACCTTTCCTCCACGATGGATATTACAGCATTCGTACTCGTATTCCCTCCGACCGAGGAAGATGAGCCGTTTGCCGTGCTTCCGTATTTCTGGATTCCCGAGGAGAATATTGACCTGCGCGTACGGCGTGACCATGTGCCGTATGACGTGTGGGAGAAGCAGGGCTTTCTTATGACCACCGAGGGGAATGTTGTGCATTACGGATTCATCGAGGCGTTCATCGAGAAATTGGGCGAGAAGTACAACATCCGCGAGATCGCCTTTGACCGATGGGGCGCAGTGCAGATGGTACAGAATCTTGAGGGGATGGGCTTCACCGTTGTTCCCTTCGGACAGGGGTTCAAGGATATGAGCCCGCCGACCAAGGAGCTGATGAAGCTGACCTTGGAAAAGAAAATAGCGCACGGTGGGCATCCCGTCATGCGCTGGATGGCAGACAACATCTTCATTCGCACCGATCCTGCGGGGAACATCAAGGCGGATAAGGAGAAGTCTTCAGAGAAGATCGACGGCGTGATTGCCCTCATCATGGCACTTGACCGTGCGATTCGGTGTGGAAATGATGCGTCGGAATCCGTTTATGATGAAAGAGGAATCTTGCTGCTGTGATTCGAGTTCTGACTCAGAGTGCGGCAACTTGGAGTTTCAATCCAAGCGGCTGCATGAGTTTTACCAAGGTATCTATTTTGGGCGTTGTTTTGAAGGATTCGATGCGTGCGACAGAGGACTGCGGCAAACCGCAACGCTGCGCAAGCGTTCTCTGGCTGATGCCGAGGGCAGTGCGCCGCTCGATCATCGAGGAAACGATGGCTGCAATCTCCTCGATTTCTTCCATGTTTCTGCGGCTTTCTGCATCAATGGACTTTACGTGATTCTTGTAATCTTCCCATGTTTTCATTTTCCTCGCTCCTTTTGCTGACGAAGGTAATCGTTCCGTGCTTCTTTTGCACGGGCAAGCTCTCTTGGCGGTGTTTTCTGGCTTTTCTTCCGAAAATGGTGCAGCAGAACATATTGACCGCCTGCGTAATAGAAGTAGAAGATGCGGTTGTTTCCGGGGCGAAGCTCCCATATATCATCTTCCAGATGCTTTGTAATCTTGCTTGGCAGTTTTGTTCCGTTGCGTGCCAAGAGATCGAGGTAGAAGACAATTTGCTCATATTGAATCCGAGCGTCTTTGCTTGTCCCGCTTTTCTCTCGCAAGTCTTCAAGAAAATCCCATACGTCGGATACACCATTTCTTTTCTCATAGAATTCAATCTGGTACATATTCACTCCTCTTACAGATATTTTGATGATAGCATAAAAGCTATCAACGTGCAAGGAGGTTTCCATGAACCTATTTAGCAAACTCTTCCGTTCGCGGGACAAGCCCATGAATCATCTCGGCGGCTTGTCCTTTTTGTCTGGACAGACGGCGGCGGGCAAGGCGGTCAACGAACGGACGGCAATGCAGACAACGGCAGTCTACGCCTGTGTGCGCATCCTTGCCGAATCCATCGCGGGATTGCCGCTTCACGTCTATGCCTACAAAGGACAGGGCAAGGAGCGCGTGCCGGAGCATCCGCTGTACTTTCTGCTCCACGATGCGCCGAATCCCGAGATGACCTCCTTTATATTTCGCGAAACCATGATGAGTCACCTTCTTTTGTGGGGGAATGCGTACGCACAAATTTTGCGGGATGGCAGGGGGCGTGTCCTCGGACTCTATCCTCTGCTCCCGGACAAGATGGAGGTCAGCCGTGACAGTCGCACAGGCGAACTCTACTACACCTACACGCGAAGCACGGAGGAGAATCCGAACTTCAAAGATAAGGGGCAGATTCGGCTACGGCGTGAGGATGTGCTGCATATTCCGGGACTCGGCTTCGATGGTTTGGTCGGCTACAGTCCGATTGCTATGGCGAAGAACGCCATCGGCATTGCGCTTGCAACGGAGGAATACGGCGCGGCATTCTTCAAGAACGGTGCACGTCCTGGAGGAGTGCTTCAACATCCGGGGGTTCTGAAAGACCCGTCGAAGCTCCGTGAGAGCTGGCACGCCGTCTACGGCGGTACGATGAACACGGGCAGGATTGCCGTCCTCGAGGAAGGCGTGAAGTATCAGCAGATTGCCATACCGCCCGAGGAGGCGCAGTTCCTTGAAACACGGAAGTTCCAGATCGACGAGATTGCGCGGCTCTATCGCGTGCCGCCGCATATGGTCGGAGACTTGGAGAAATCCTCGTTTTCGAACATCGAGCAGCAATCGCTTGAGTTCGTCAAATACACTTTGAATCCGTGGGTCGTTCGTTGGGAGCAGTCACTGCAGAAAGCATTGCTGACGGACAAGGAGCGGAAGGATTACTTCATCCGTTTCAACGTGGACGGGCTTCTGCGCGGAGACTACAAGAGCCGCATGGAGGGATACGCCATCGGGCGGCAGAACGGATGGCTCTCCGCGAACGACATCCGCAGCCTTGAGGACATGAACCCTATCGAAGTAGACGAAGGCGGTGATCTCTACCTCATCAATGGGAATATGACGAAGCTAAAGGATGCTGGACTCTTTGCGGGTACGCAGAAAGGGAAACATGATGAAACGTAAATTTTGGAACTGGGTACGGAACGAGGGAGAGAAGCGAATCTTGCTTCTGGATGGTGAAATCTCGGACGAAACGTGGTGGGGCGATGAGGTCACACCTCAGATGTTTCGATCTGAGCTTCACGCCGCCGAGGGAGATATTGACCTTTGGATCAACTCTCCGGGCGGGGACTGCTATGCAGCGGCACAGATCTACAATATGCTGATGGAATATCCCGGCGAGGTCACGGTCAAGATTGACGGGATTGCCGCCTCAGCTGCATCCGTCGTCGCGATGGCAGGAACGATCGTTGAGATGTCGCCATTAGGGATGCTCATGATCCACAATCCCATGACCGTCTCCATAGGGGATACACACGAGATGGAGCGGACAATCACGTTCCTTGCCGAGATCAAGGAGAGCATTATCAACGCCTACGAGATCAAGACGGGGCTGTCCCGTGCGAAGATTTCACGGCTGATGGATGCCGAGACGTGGATGAATGCAAAGAAGGCGGTGGAACTTGGATTTGCGGATTCCGTTCTCTATGCGGACGTTCAGCGTCCTATGACGGATACGGCAGACGGGCTGATCTTCTCCCGCGCCGCCGTCACAAACTCCCTGCTCTCGAAATTCGGGCAGGGAACACAAGCAAACAATGTCGATGCAGAGCCGTTTAAGAAGCGGCTCTTTTCTATTTCACATTAACGGAGGGATAAACACATGGATAAGATCATGGCAATGCGCGAGAAGCGTGCGGAAATGTGGGAACAGGCAAAGCAGTTTCTGGATTCTCATGAGAAAGACGGGCATCTCACAGCCGAAGATGCCAAGGCATACGAACAGATGGAGAACGAGGTGCTTGCACTCGGCAAGGACATCGAGCGCATGGAGCGTCAGGTGATTCTCGACGCGCAGCTCGCAAAGCCTGTGACGGCGGCAATTACCAACATGCCGGGGGCAGGTGCAGGATTGTCTCCTGAAAAGACAGGTCGTGCAAGTGAAGGCTATCGCTCGGCAATGCTCAAGGCACTTCGCACGAATTTCCGGCAGGTGGAGAACGTCCTGCAGGAAGGCGTGGATGCAAACGGCGGCTATCTCGTTCCCGAGGAATACGATCAGCGTCTCATTGACGTTCTGAACGAAGAGAACGTCCTGCGCCCGCTTGCGACGGTAATCACCACGAGCGGGGAGCACAAGATCAATATCGCTGCTACGAAGCCTGCGGCATCGTGGATTGAGGAGGGCGCACAGCTCACCTTTGGCGAGGCGACCTTCGACCAGATCGTCCTCGACGCGCACAAACTCCACGTCGCGGTCAAGGTGACGGAGGAGCTGCTCTATGACAACGCCTTCAACCTTGAGAATTACCTTATCGAACAGTTCGGCAAGGCACTGGGCAACGCAGAGGAGGACGCGTTCCTCAATGGCGACGGAACGCACAAGCCGAAGGGACTTCTCATTTCGGCAAAGACATCTGTCACTACGGCGGCAGCCGATCTCAAAGCGGACGAACTTGTGACCCTCGTCTACAACCTCAAGCGTCCCTACCGCAAGAATGCGGCGTTCATCGTCAACGACCAGACGCTTGCAAGCATCCGCAAACTCAAGGATGCCAACGGTGCGTATTTCTGGCAGCCTTCGTACCAGATGGGCGAACCTGACCGTCTGCTCGGCTATCCTGTGTACTCCTCGGCGTATATGCCTGCTGTCGAGGCGGGCAAGACCGTCATTGCGTTCGGTGATTACTCCTACTACAACATCGGAGATCGCGGCACCCGCTCCCTGCAGGAACTCAAGGAGCTGTTTGCAGGCAACGGCATGGTCGGGTATGTCATGAAGGAGCGCGTGGACGGCAAGCTCGTCCTCGAGGAAGCCGTGCAGACGCTCAAGATGAAGGGTTGATGTATGTTTGCGGCAAGAGGGGAGGTGGTTCTATGCTTGTGCCGCTTACAGCAGTCAAGCAGTATTTGCGGATTGACGGCGATGAGGAGGATGATCTTCTCACACATTTTACGGAAACGGCAGAACAGATTTGTATTGCATTACTGCGTGTGAAGAAGCTGTCCAAGGTTGAAGATCAGGCGATTGTGCGCGTTGCAATTCTCTATGCCGTGTCCTATCTCTACGAGCACCGGGAGGAAGCCGACCACAGAGGACTTGCGCTGACACTGCGCTCTCTGCTCTTTGGTGTGCGGAAGGAGGTCTTTTAGATGAGAGTGTCCATGAGTGAACTACGCCATCGGATTTCTATCCTGCGCCCCGTGATGGATACGGACGATGAGGGGAATATCCTTTCATCGTCGGTGCAGGAAGTCGGTAAAGCCTGGGCGCTCGTTTTGCCCTTTGCCGCGAAAATCTCCGACGGCTATGCGGAGAAGGTGCAGGAGGTGGATTACCGCATCGTTGTTCGTTACCGTGCGGATGTGTGCGTGACGGATCGTATCTGTTGGGGCAATAAAACGCTCACGCCGATTGCACCGCCGTATCCGCTTGGCGGGAAGAAACGATGGCTTGTCATAGAATGCAGAGAGTTGGTGGAAGATGGTTAGACACCGAGGTTTTGTCTCTGCCGAGAAGATCCTCTCGGAACTCGGGGCGGAGGCGACGGCTGCGGCAAAGGAAGCTCTCGCGCATGGCGCGGACGATGTGGTCGCAGAGGCAAAGAACCGCTGTCCCGTCTATACGGGAACAGATAAGCGTGTGGTCAAAGGCGCACTCCGCGACTCCATCCACAAGCGGCTGCGCAGGAAGGACGGCTCCGTTTGGAGGATCGCGGCAGATGCAGAGTCTCAAGATGGCGTATTCTACGGCGTGCTCGTTGAGTTCAGCCCACGCATCAACCGTCCGTTTCTCTATCCCGCGCTCGATGCCAAGAAGGACGGTATTCGTTCTGCTATCGTCGATGCCGTAAGGTCTGCCATTCGGAGGAGAGGGAAATGAGTACGGCACGGATGGTGTATCAGGCACTTGTGCGCTCGAAGGAGCTGACGCAGCTTCTTGTACATGGGAAGAAGAGCATCTACCACGGGTGCAGTCCCGATGCAGGGACGTATCCGATTCTCGTTTACTCCGTCATTTCCGACGTTCCCGCGCTCTCGGCAGACGGTGCGGAGTTGGAACGCCGAATCACGGTGCGTATCCATATTCTGACGAAGGATGGTAGATTCGGAGAGATTCATCACGCCGTGCAGAACGCGCTTCTGCCGCTTGGTTTTGTGCGAGCGCAGACGCAGGAGATTGTTGAGAAAGATATATTCGTGGAAATCACAGACTATAAAACAGCAATGGAGGGAGAATAAAATGCCAAGTCCAACACCAACAGCAAAGCCCGCAGGGAATCTGACAAGCGGGCAGTTCATCAACATCCAGAAACTTCATATAGCCAAGATGCTCACCGACGAAGCGGGCGGTACGGCGACCTACGAGAAGCCGATTCCGCTGGGAAAACTGCTCCGCAAGGTGGATATCAAGCCGCAGACGAATCAGGCGGAGCTTTTTGCCGACGGTCAGTCCGTGGATACGGCATCCAATACCGCATCCTACGATTTGACCTTTGACACGGCTGCTTTGCCGCTCGAATATGCTGCCTATCTTCTGGGACACAGTATCGAGAATGGTGTGATGAAGGCGGGCAAGGACGATGTCGCTCCGTATTTCGCCGTGCTCTTTCAGTCGGACAAGCGCAACGGGAAGAAGCGTCTCACCAAGTTCTACAAAGTCCAATTCCTCGAACCCTCGGAGTCCGGCAACTCGAAGCAGGAGAGCATTCAGTTTGATACGCCGACGCTTACGGCAAAAGCGATCTATCGCCTCTCGGACGGGCTGTCCTACGCCAAGGCAGATGAGGAGGCTGCGGGCTTTGCCGCAGAGACAGGATCGAAGTGGTACGAGCAGGTCTGAGGGAGGACATGATGGAAACACCAACGTTGCATATTGCGGGCAGGGAGATCACGCCGCATCCTCCGAAGATGAAGGTGTGGCGTGAGTTCCTTGCCTTTTTTGATGCGGAGAAACAGGATATGGATCTCGAGGCGTTCTTGGACGAGCACGTTCGACTGATCGTTCTCGGATTCGGCAGGGGCGAAGTGACGCGGGAATCGGTGGAGGAAAATGTGGATGTTGCGGACATTGTGCCGCTGACGCGCTCCCTTTTCCGTTGGATTCAGTCGCTCACCTTCTCCAAACTGGTGAACCTCCCAAACGGGGAGGCGGGGAAAGAGGCGTAGTTCTTTCTCCATACCAGAATTTACTGCGTTACTACGAGCGGCTGCAGTCGGCTTATGGGTGGACGATGCAGGAAATCGACAGGCACGAGATTGGATTTTTGCTCGATCAGCTTGTGGTAACGGCACTTTGCGAACAGCAGGAATCCGCACGCTTTATTGACGACGTGATGTAGGGAGGGGATGGAGTGGCAAAACGCGGACAGAAGATCGACGAACTCTATCTCGACATCGGTCTCAACATCGCACAGCTGCAGCTGGACTTTGACACGGCGGGCAAGACCGTCTCGGATTCCATCGCACGGCTGAACAGCAAGGCAAACAACATCCATCTGAAACTCGATGCCGATCTTGCCAAACTCGACGGTGTAGGGACGGAACTGGATAAGATCAAGGTGCGCCATCAGGCGATTAACCGAGAACTCGACATTCAGCGGCAGAAGGAACAGATTCTTGCCGCTGTTTTGCAGTCAGCCAAGAAAAATGACGGCGTGGACAGCGCATCCTATCGCCGAGCGGAGAGCAATCTTCTGCGTCAGCAGAGAACGGTCGCCCAGACAGAAGCGGAAGTCCGAAAGCTCAACACGCGCCTCAAGGAGAGCGCGGTTCTCTCCGGCACGCTCGGTGGGCGCATTTCCGCAGGAATGACGGCGGCACAGGCAGGTGTCAGGAATCTCACGAGTGGATTCAACGTCCTCTCTGCAAAGATGGCTGCCGTTATGGCTGTTGCGGCAACAGGTGCAGGACTATTCAACATTACGAAAGACGCGATGCTTGCTGGGGAGAATGTCTACAAGCTCACACAGCGGCTTCATGTGTCCGCGAGTGAGGCGGCAACGCTCAATCGGGTGTTTCAGCTTGCGGATACGGATATCAAGAGCGTCATACCTCTGATCGCTCGTCTTGACAAACAGGTATCTGCGGCAGGTAATAGCGGTAACGATACCACACGCGCACTCTCGCGCTTTGGCATCGCACTCAAAGATCAGCAGGGGAATCTCCTGCCGCTCAATGAGCAGCTCGCGCAGCTTGCCAAGGGATACAAGACCGCAAGCGAGGCGGGGATGGAGGAAGCATATACCGCCGAGGTCCTCGGAGCGCGTGGTGCGGCACTTATCCCGATTCTCGAACAGTATGACGATCTGATGACCATTTCCTCGCGCGTCAAAACGACGGGACTGCTCGACCCGGCACAGGCGCATGAGACGTATCTCAAATGGCGTGCGATGGAGATGGAAGCGGGACAGCTGAAACTTGCCCTCGGTGCGGCTCTGCTTCCTGCCGCCGAAGAACTAATGCCCGAGATCAACGATGGTTTCCAGACTTTCATCGAGACGATTCGGGACAACAAGGACGAGATCAAGGATGCCGTACTCGGATGGGGCAAGGCACTCAAGACCGTCGCGGAGCTTGCGGGCTTTGTCGGAGAACAGATTCACAAGGTCAATGAGCACTCTGAGGCAAATTCGTGGCTCATAAAGAATCATCCCGTGGCATCTCCGCTGATTGCGATCCCGTTCCTTGGCGGTACCGTCCTCGACGCGCTCTATGGCGATGAGTACAAGAAATACCAAGAGGGACAAAAACTCGCGAAGGAGAAAGCTGCTGCAGAGGAGAAGGCGCGTGCCGAGGCGGAGAAGAATGCCAAGGCGCAGGAGCAGAATGCCAAAGCTGCGAAAATCCGTGCGGCGGCAGAGAAAGATTCCGCAAAAACGGTCAGCGAGTCTGCAAAGGCGACCGCACAGCTAACGGACAATTTATATACACTGACACACACAGATATTCAGAACAGTATTCACGATCTGGATCGTGAATCCCTCGATTTCTTCCGGAAGGGCGCAGATCCGCATCTGATCGACGAATACCGTCTGGCAAAGGAAGCGAAGATTTATTCCGACTTTCAGCAGGATGTTGTGGATAAGGCGAATGCGCTCTACAAGACGGATTTGCAAAATAAACTGGACTCAATCGCCCGTGAAGCTGATGCCTTTCGTCAGAAGGGCTTGGACGAGGTACAGGCGCAGAACTGGCTCAGCGAGAGCAAGGCGCGGGTGATGGAACAGTGGGAGCGGGACGTTGCATCCAATATAGACTCGATCTGGAAGACCGAACTTGAGAATCGTCTTGCTGAAATTGAGCGCGAGAAGGATGCGTGGGTCCAGAAAGGGCTGGATGAGGTCGAGGCGACGCGGTGGGCAGAGAAGCAGAAACTCGATGCCAAGCGCAACGCCGCCTTGGAAGTTCTGCGCTCCCAGAAAGAGGAGCTGAAGGTATTCAAGCAGTCTGGGCAGGTCGGGCTGATGGAGTATCTTCGAAAAAAGAACAAATTTACGGCAGAGGACTTGGGGCTGACACCGGAACTGCTTCAACAGTTCCAGTCCGGGCGTAAATGGGCGATGGAGAATCTCCTGCCGAATTTTGCTCCCGAGAAGCGTGAGGACAGTTCCCACATCCGTGTCAACGGGCAGGAGTTCTCGTATGCACAGATGATGGTGGGGCTTGGACAACAGGCGCAGATCGTGCAGGGAGGGGGACAAAATGTCGCTTCTTCCTCCAATGGTACTCAGTCCGCGCCATCCATGACGGACAATCGGCAGATTCACATACAGGTACAAATCGAGAACGCCGTTACGGAGGATAACGAGGGAATGCGTATGCTTGCCGACCATGTCGCCGACCGCATCCGTCCTGCCGTTGAAAATGCCCTTGGAGGTGATTCCAATTCATATTCACATTGGTGAGGTTAAAACACTGAGTGTCGAGAACTGGCAGATCGTTCCTGATGACCGTCAGCAGCTCTTGGAGATCGTCGGCGGTGTGGTCGTGCAGGATTTCGGTCATATCGCAGAGGGCGACCGCATTTCCTGCGCCGTTGTTGTGACTGCCGTCGATTGGGAGAAAATCAAGGGCTATTGGGACAGCCGAACGATGGTGTCCGTGACGGATGAGAGCGGGAGCGTCCTGCCCTTGATGCGTGTTGTGGTGAAATCCTACGAGTATATGGCGCATTTCCCGAAGGTCTATAAGGTTTCACTGGAATTTTGGAGGGTGTGAAAATGGCAGAACTGCTGCATATCTATATGAACAATCCGACCGAGGGCGGTAAGGACGGAACGGAGGTCAGCTCCGGGACGGAACTTGCACCGATCTCCGTTTTGCTCGATGCGGGTAAGGGCGAGCAGAAAGCCGTCAAATGTGCAGTACGCTGCGAGAGTGGCTTCCATATCGACGGAGCCTTGACGGTCAAATTCGTCGGTGATCATGCGGACAAGTGGAAAGCCGCGACGGATAACAAATACACTGCCGAAACGGCATTGGAGTCTGCCGAGTGGAAAGACAGTATCTCATTATCCAATGTTGCTGATAAGAATACCGTATTCTGGGTCAAGGCAATCAGCACGGCGGACGAGAAGCCGCAACAGGATACGAGCGTGGACATTCAAGCAGAGGGGCTTTTGGTGTCGGACTGAGGAGGTTCGTATGGCATTCAAATACATCAATCCTGGCTATGCAGAGCTGCTATCAGTCAAAGACGGTGGAACGGTCATCGGGGAGCAGTACAGCAAGACAGGCGTATCCTTCTGGCAGCCGACCTACTACAAGGGACTCAACCTTTCCGAGGTGCCGCCGGAGCTTTATGGCAGATTTGATATGTACATCAAGGACACAGAACAAGGGGGCAATGCCAAACTTTCATTTGCAATCGGCGGCTACAAAATAATTGAAGCAGAGAAATTCTGGAGCACATGGAAGATTCGTGGGAGCAACAACAACGAGATGCTCGTTACAGGCGATGCTGTTCGTGTCAAAGAAATCTGTACTGTGTGGTTTCACATCAAGCCGGGAGAGGAAGGTAACGGTGTCTTTCATGCCATAATAGACGAACGTGAGGTTTGCAATATACAGAATGCGTATGTTGGTTATCTCACGAACTCGGATGCGAAAACTATCGCCATTCTCACGAAGAATGACGACATCCTTATCTCAAATCTCATCCTCTCAGATGAGGAAATCAGCCCGAGCGAACAGGTCATTACGCTTCCTGTCAAGGAAACGCAAACAAGTATGACCGACTACGGCGATGGAAGCTATGAGGCGACGGCGGCAGGTCAAGAACTTTTGCAATCTGTGGATATTGCCGCCTTGTCCACGCAGTATGGTGCGGATTCGCGTGTGACGGGGATTTCTCTTCTCGGGAATCCTGCCTACCGCACGGCAGAAGGACTGTGCGCTTTGACGGCTATTGAAAAGAGCGGTGGGAATGTCACCGAATACGGGAGACACGTTGTCGAGCAGAATCCGACTTCCGTTGTTATGGACGGACGCAAGACCTCGCTGCGCATCTCGGAACTCTCAGATCGGCAGTTCGGATGGAGAGCGGGAACATGAGCATCAAGCTGAAGCCTGGTATCTGTATTGTGTGGCTGCCGATGGGGCGCGTTCATATCAAGTCTGTCATATATGCCACGGTGATTCCCGTATTCCGTCAATCCGTGAAGGTGCGTGGAGATACGTCACGCACTCTCAACGCATCCATCTCCTCTCATGCAGATACCCTGCGCGATATTCGGATCGTCAAGAAAATCACGGTAACGGGTGACACACAGCGACGTATCGGTCGCTGTGGTACGGCTCTCGCAGATACGAAGCGTACTCTTGTCAAAAAGTCGCGGATTCTTGCAGATACGAGAATTGAGATACCGCATACAATCAGATATGCAGAGTTTAGAGAGCATGGGATTCGCTCGTTCTCTGTGACGCTCGGCGAACTCAGTCTCTCGGATAACATTCAACTCGAAACGGTGAATCCTCTCCCCATCGGCGCGAACGTCCAAGGGCGTGTGATGGACTATGCTTTCCGCTTTCTCGTCGAGGAAACAAGTCAGCACGGCATCGTGCAATCCGTCAAGGGAACGTATAGCAGGGATGTGTTGCTCTACACACCCATCCATATCTACGTGGAGCGGGCAAAAGTCTCGCGCTATGCGGCGGAGATTGCGGCGGCGCTCGGGCTTCAGCTTCATCGTCTGACGGACGACTTTACACCGTCGCAGAACTTTGAGGGCAGCGGGATGACGTACCATGATTTCATCTCCGCACTATTCGGGTGGACGGCAAAACTCCCGCAGCGTCAGATCAACGTCTTTATTCGTGGCGATACGCTCCATATCATTCAGCGCGGGATGGAGGAATCCGTCATCGACATCACAAACTGGCCGCACGCACAGCCGACGATAGAGCGGAAACTCGTTCGTTCCGTCTGGCACAGCTCTCACAACGATTCCACCGGAGCGCACAACGAGGAGGACACCGTGCCCGTTCCTTTCAGCGGCACGATTTCATTCAGAGAAATCAGCAGAACCTACTCCAACGGTTTTCTTGTCCGTGAGACGAACGAAAACGGCTACAGCACCTATTCCTATGACGGGGAGTATCTCGCCGAAAAGCGCACGCACAATGTGGACGGCTCCACAAGCCGCACGGATTACGCATACGCCTCTACAGGGCGTGATGTGTATCTCTTCAAGGAATGGGAGCGTACAACAGAGGCGGTCAATGACGGGAAAAAGCATACGGAATATGACTGGGAGGATTGGAGTCGCGGGAAGGGGACAGAGCGCATCACCTACCACGCACCGCTCGGCTACGGATGGTATGCGACCACCGTCTATGTCGATGGCGTGCTTGAAGGAAGCTCGTTGTCGCAGGGAAAGCCCGGCGGCAAGGCGAGTCAGTTCACCGTCGAGCAGTCAAATCTGAGCCTTGGCGCTCATTACGCCAGTGACGATACGTTGCCGTATTCTTCTCTCATCGACACCGAGTTTCCCGTTGTGGGCGCAGAATATTTACGGATGCTGACGAGAGAGATCGAATGGCTCAACCGCAAAACGCAGGAGACGGTCACAGTGGAGATTCGTGCGCGGATTCAAAACGGCGTTCCCGACATTGACCACATCGTCGATTTCACCGAGCGCATCCGCTTCGAGGGGCACGAATACTTCTTGCAGTCGAACACGGTGGAACTTACGCCGCGCCTCCTGCGGCAGACGATCAAGATGGTGAGGTGGTACGGATGAACGGTGTCATGGGGCTTGCGGCGGCAATCCAAGCAGGACTGCAAAATGGACAATCTCAGGAATCTCGCGCACAGCGCGGCAGGATTCAGAATGGGCGTGTTCATATCGGGGAGCGGTCGTATCCCTTCCGTGCGGCAGTGGACTGCAACACCAGTGACGGCAGTCTTGTGTGGGTACAGATTTCAAAGGGCGGCACAGCCGTTATCGTGGGAGCGTGAGACGATGCACAGAGCTAGAGTGAAAGCTGTGAGCGGAAATAAAGTGCTTGCTGACGGATTGTGGCTTACCTGCATTGGAAATCGCTCCGTTCGGGAAGGAGAGTGGATCTGGACGGATGGTCGCTGCGTCTACGGGCATGAATCCGAAGGAGACAGCACCTATGTTCCGACGAATGTCCTTTCCGGCATACCTCTCCTCCAAATAAAGTGGAAGGATCATAAAAACCAGATGCTCCATTTGTACTACGCAAAAGGAAAGATTCATCCGCTCGGCTTTTCCAAAGAGGATATATGGATGGTCAACAGCAGTCGCTACTTTGCGTATGTCTCAGGCTATGGAATGCTCGATGCCGAAATGGACGAGCAGGGAAATCTCTATACCCTCGAAGCCGTGAATGTCCTCGTGTTCCCGCTCATCGGGGCAGATCAGCGTAACAGTGTTCTTTCTGTCAAATGCAACGGAGAGGTCATCGCCTCCTACGATCTTGTGCCGATGTTTGGTGCTCCCGCCGTATCCGGTCCCACTGACCTCTATAGCTGCCAAACAGTAGGAGGACGGGTGGATAAAACAGGAAAATTCAAAGTGATGATATGGCACTCCATATCAGAGCATGGGGGAGATGGAAGCCATGTCAGCACAGACCGTTATGTGTTCTTCGACGGCAGCAATCTTGAGCCTTGGATGGAGAAAAGCAAAACAACGTCAAGAGATTCTGTGACAGGGGAATCCCATACTTCGGAAACCAAATGGAGCGCACCGGATTACAGCATCCGCTATCCTCTCCATGACGGCATGTATATGCGCTTTCCTGCAAATCTTGACTAT